GGATTTCTTTGCATTGATAGTACTAATGTCATAATTTTGTGCAAAATCGAATCGTGTTTGTTGAGCCGCAGAGTCAATATAAATAAAGTCTATATCCCACTTATCAATTAATTTTTTGATCTCTATAGCATGTTGCTCTGTGGTACGTTCAGCATTCATATATTCCGCAACTAAATAATATTTTCTTTTGTCCCAGTCGTAAGCAACAACACAAAATGCAGTAGGGTCTTTGTAACCAACATCTAAGCCACCAAAAACATCCATTTGACTAGTATCTAATTCTTTTAAATCTGCTGTACATTCTTCGTGATTAAATGCCCATACTTGTCCTTCAAATACATTAAAGTCTGCCATGTATTCTTGGTTGAATTCTGCCTGAGACATTGTCTTTTTAGCTTCTTCAATATCTGCATCAGAAACTCGAGGGTTCTCGTGATAAGTTGCTTTAACTGAACACCATTCTGGAAACTCCTCGGAGAAGCCTCTATAATAAAACTCTGCAAAGTAGTTATTACGCCCACGAGGGGTCGAAATAAAGATTGCTTTTGAGTTTTCTTTGTCTAGTGTAGGTCTGAGTGCTACATTGAAAGCATCTCGTCCGTCTGTTAGTGCTGCTTCATCAAATATAATTAAATCATAACTTCTACCAACTACTGAGTCTACCTGATTAATAGAACCCATTCGTATAGTAGAACCATTTGAAAGTTCTATAACTTTGTCTTTTGCGTTGTCTCGTGTTACCTCTAAATCAAAATGCTTGATGAGATTTCTCTGTAAGTCAAATGATATTTGAGATAAAGCGTAGTTGGGAGACATAAGTAGTACATTAGCTCCAGGTACTAAACATGTTAGCTGTCCTATAATATTGCTTATATAAGTTTTGCCTTGTCGTCGTGATACTGCTGCGCAAACAAATCTGTACTTAGGATTGTTAATTGCGTTAATAATTGCAGTTTGTGAGGAGTTGGGGGTAACATTTAATAAATCAAGATACCCTTCAATAGGTAACTTAATAAATCTTGTTTCGGGTTGGAGTTCCATTAAGTAGTCGGAGACTACATCGGAACGACTTACTTCTATCAATGTAAAATCTCTTTTTGAAATAAGTTAAAGGGGTCTTCGGACTCGAATAGTCCATGGTTTTTGGTAAGTTCTAGAAGGTAGAGGTATCCTCCACATAAATCTATAATGTCGGTCTCAGTATTAGTCGGAGTTATTCCATTAATTTCTCTTTTCTGAAATCTTTTTAATACGTCTGCAGCTTGTAGGGCTAACCCATCAAGCCATATTTCTCTCTTGTCAATTACTCTTGGTATTGTCATTTTTTCCTTCGTTTACTTCCAAATGTTCTTTTCTGGGAGCTGGGTGGTCTTTTCGTAGAACCACCTTTACCTGCCCAAAATACTTTGTTTGCCCAATAGGCTGCAGAAGATTTACCTTTTTTGATATTTCTTCCGTGTCTCGCTTTAAAACTCTTTCTAGCTTCAGGACTATAATTGTGTCCCATGCCTTGAGCTCCAAAGCGGATAATTTTCACTTTGCCACTAACTTTTACAGCTACAACTGCTTTTTTAGTTCGGTGCTTAGGAGTCCTCTTCGGTTTGTTTAACCCTGTGAGTCCTGCCTTTTTTAGCCTTGCTTTTTCGCTGTTTGTCAGTGCCATGTGCTAACCATACGACTTTATTAAGTCGTCCTGCTTTCATAAAGTCATGAAAGTCTTTATGAATAATATTTATCGTCTACGTAAAATTCGACTTGCACCCTTTTTACTAAACCTTGCTTTTTTAGGGTTAGTAGTTTTGCCGAATCTTGGTCCAATTGATTTTGGAGAAGCTCCATAGAAGCCTGCTGCGCTAGACATAGGACTTTTTGTATTAACAAAAGTTCCTGCCGCAGCGTTTAGGTCTCTAGTGAGTCCTCTTTTTAGTTTATGCTTAGTTAGCTTTGATGTACCGTGTATACTTGGCCCACTAAGAAATCCGCCTTGTCTTGCCATTTTATTTTCCTAAACAGAGTTATCTCTGTTCCGTCCCATTTTTTAAATGAGTATTTAATAATTCTTTATTATTATCTGGGGAACTTAATAATTGTCTTAGCTCCTGCCCCCAATGTAATTTATTTTCTAGAGCTATACGAAATTTATGAGATAGATTAACTACCCCGATTATTTCATTTATAATTTCTTTTTTGTCCATGCTAGTCCTTTATTGACTTAGCTAAGGGATTTTAGCTTTTAGCTTTTTCTTCTGCTTCCATCATTTTATCTTTGATGTCTACTTTTCCGTCCCAGTTCTTATCTTGTCCTGAAACGACGGCACAGAATTGTACCCATTTAATCTTTAACCAGTATAACATTTTCTTCCTCATATTGTTTTAATAATTTATAGTAATTTTCCATAAACTCGCCTTGGGATACTTGAGTAAGTGCCCAATCTGCAAATTTAACGTCTGCTTCTCTTTGTTCTTTTAGTCTTTTTTCGTCTTGCGATTGTTCGAACATTTGTTGGTTTACCTCTTACTCCTTGGCTCACTGCTCTCTTTCTTCTTACTGCGGACTTCTTCTGAGCTTTGCTCATAGTTCTAGCTCTCGCTAGAGGTACGCATTTTGGGTATCCTTTGCCAGAAGTTTTTGCTTTGTTTCTACCGCAAGGTTGATACTTGCCTTTCTTTTTCGGCTTACCAATATCTACCCACTTCTCTTTAAACCATTTAGTTAATCCACCTGCTCTAGCCACGACGATATTTCCCTCCGGCTTTCTTGTATTCTTTTACAAGATAGGCATTGGCATACGCACTAGGATAGACCGCAAACTTTCTTTTAGTTTTTGCTTTCATTCTAGCGTAGAGTTTAGAATTAATAGGAATGTTTCTCTTTTTACGAGTAGCCTTACTTCTTTTTCTTGCCACGTTTTCTTTTTAAAATTGCCATTTGCAATGCTTTAGGTAATTTCTTCTGAGCTGCCGTTAAGCCTCCCATTGATTTTTTCTTTTTTCCACCTTTTTTCTTTTTTGCAGGACGACCTCTAGTCTTCCCGTAAGTTCCTTTACCACTTGGCATGCTTTCTCCTATGTCCAGCGAGGGGGTTCCTCAGGACACTCCGCCCATCTAAGTTTAGTTTTGAGGGGCATAAAACAGTTACAAACTTTGCAAACCTTCCATTTTTTATCTAGATTTGGGCATTTTTTGCAGATAGAATAGCGTTCCTCGTGGGAAAGCTTCTTTTTCATCTTATAGTTTTAGGTAATTTTTGTCTGCGTTTTCTTTGTAGGTTTGTCTTTCTAGCCATAAGTAGTCTTACTCGTGCTGAAAGTGCTTGGGAAGGCTCTGAACCCTCTCCTGCTACTACTTTTGTTGAGTCTGTTTGCTCAACTGCCTTTTTTAAGGCTTCTTCTATACTAGTACTCATTTATTTTAACTCTAAGTATTTGGTTTTTGCTTCTGCTTCAGTTGGAAACTTATATAAAGTTCCTTTTAATCTAAAACACCAGTGTTGTCTTTTCATAAATATAGGTAAATCTTCTTTCTTTTCTACAGAAGGCTTCATTACTTTTGTTTGGTATTCTTTTTCCATGTTTGCTCCTTAGGGATGCATTGACAATATTGTTCCGATTGTAGTTATTCCGCCAACTATTAAAGTGCCAGCGACTCCAATCATGATTGTCTCAATTCTATTGATTTGTGTTTCAACATCTGAAAATTTATTAAACGCAGTTTTCCACCTTTCTGCACACACAGCTTCATGTTTGTCCAAATTTGCAGCGACTTCGTTAAGTTCCATGTTGAATTCCTTAATATTCTTGAAGATTTTTCTTCATATTGTTGTAATTATATCAAAAGTAAGCAGAAGTGTCAAGTACTATTTTCTGATGGTGTATATTTTAACTGGCTCCGACTTGCCTTTTACCGTAACATTATCTAGGAACTCGTAGTCAAATCCGTCAACCATACTGTGTTCAGATATGACTAAATCGACATCGTAGTTCTTACATGAAGACTCTAGTCTTGCAGCCAAATTGACAGCATCCCCAAGAACGGAATAATCGAACCTAGAGCTAGAACCAAAGTTCCCAACCACACAGAGTCCTGTGTTAATTCCTGCTCCTGTGTTAATTTGATCCAAGCCCTCTTCTTTAAGTCTTTCATTTAATTCTCCTAATCCTTCTCGCATTTCTAGTACACATTCTGTTGCTTTTCTTTCTTGGTCCTCAATATCTAATGGTGCGTTCCAGAAAGCCATAATACAGTCGCCCATGTACTTATCTATGGTTCCCCCATGTTTAAGTATAATTTCTGTTTGATTATCCAAAAATCGGTTGATCAATTTTGTAAGACCTTGCGGATCTTTTTGGTATTTTTCAGAAATTGGTGTGAATCCTCGAATATCTGAAAAAAGAAAAGTGAGTCGTTTTGTCTCCCCACCCAATCTCAGCAATGTGGGGTCGTCCTGTAATTTTTTTACAAGGTCGGGAGATACATACGTTCCGAATTGTTGTTTAATTTGTAATCTCAGCAAATACTGCGTAATAAAATTACGGAAAGTTTCAATAGTCCAGAATAAAAACGAGAGTAAAATAATGCCTGTGACGTCAAACAAGTAAGAAGATTGAAACGAGTACCAGGCGCCGAACACTAAGCTACCGATTAGTAAAAGTATTACGGGGGCACTAATGTATATGGATGAAACTGTTAAGGCAACAAGTAATAACCCCAGTATGAGTACAAGTAACTCTGCTCCTGTAGCCCAAGTAGGGGTAGAAGGAGCGCTGCCATTAATAAGATTATGTAAAATATTTGCTTGAATTTCATGTGGGTATTTTAGTCCTGCAGGAGTGGGTGTTGGGTTAACTATACCTTCTGCAGTTACTCCAAAAATAACAAAAGGGGCTGCAATTGGGTCAGTCATATACTCGGCTGCAGTTTGTTTATAGAAAGTTGTATTCCAGTCAAGGAATATTCTAGCTCTTGCATCAGTATTCATTAAAGGGTAGCTAGGAACCCTTATCCAATCAATACCTTCTTGTGTTGTTTTTAGCTGGTACGAAGGATCGCTTACTGCGAGTCTTAAGAGTTCCAAGGCGAAAGCTGGGTAAGGTTTTGACTGGACGTTTACGACTAGGGGAATACGACGAGTAACCCCGTCTATTTCCGGCGTAGCGGTTACTAACCCTAACCCCTTTGCGGTTGCCTGGAGTATTGGTAGTGTACGTAAAATTCCTGGGTATTCGTATAGCCATGGTAAAGGGTCCTCCCCTAATTGTGCTGTGCCTACGTGTAGGCTAACTTTATCTGATTGTGTTGAGGCTGCTTGTGCAAGAACAGTAGGTTTAGTACTCATTGCGTATGCAAAAGTATTATCGTACTCTTTTCCTCGAATGTCTGGGTCTGGCATTAGTACAGTAATTCCTGGTATGCCTTCTGTTTTGTTTATTAGTTGTGCGTATAAATCTCTTGGCAGTGGATAACCTTCGTATGCT